TCGTCGGCGCCGCGTGAAGCTGCGTCAGACTCACGGACCCCTAGCGCCTCAGGTGCTATCTGTCCCGCCCCTGCGAAGGCAGGCTCAGGCAGCCCAGCCACTGCAGGGTCCTTGCGCGTGGCGACCATCAGCGCGGTGGTCAGCGGCCGCAGCTGCACCCGGACACCGGGCGCAAGCTCGACCCAGCGCGGGTCATTCGTGAGATCAAGGGTTAGCATTACAGGGTCTCGGTGTTGTTGATGAGGGTCACGGTACACATGCGGCCCAGCGCATTGTCGCGCGCGGCTTGCCAATCGAAGCTGGCTTGGACGCCCTGCGGGCCGTTGATCTCGATGCGAGGCCGCGGAAGGTAGACCGCATGGACCGTGAAAGTTAGTGCTTCGCCCGAGGGCAGGCTGTAGCCAAACTCCATCTCGCAAGGCTCGCCATTGATGGCCTGGTCGACCAGCGTGCTGTCGGCGAAGCGGACCTCGATCGATCCGGTCAGGGCGGCGATCGTGGGGTCTGCCCCATCGATGCGGCCGTCGGCGCGGATTGTCTCGATCCGGTCGAGATTATTGGCATAGGTGATGTCGACCGAGACCACATTGCCGAGGTCGACGCCGTTTCGCCGGATCGACCCGTTGAAATGTCCGAAGCGCTTCAGCGCGATGTCGGCCAGCGTGCCGGCCTGGGAGGTCGTGTCCACAGCCTCGCCTTGGGCTACCAGCCGCGCGGTGGCCGTCAGAAGACCGGATCGCTGCATCTGCCAGCTCAGCTGATCGACCACACAGCCCGAATACATCGCGAAGCGCGGGACCTCTGGCATGCCGGTCTCGATCGACAGGCTTGGAAGGTCCCATGATCCGGACTGGAACTCATGCGTGAACGGGCCGGGCGCCGTACCGGTGGTGGTCGGCTGACCCAGCGCCGCCTTCAACCAGATGCCGAACGCCTCGGCATCGATGGGCACGACCACGTCGCCGTCGGCGGTCACGGCATCCTTGATCGGAGCCAGCGGATCCCGGCCATAGCCTAGGAGCTCCGAATTCAGCAGTGGCTGTTCAGCGCCCAGCGTACTGCTGGCAAACGGCATCTTGGTAAAGCCGCTTGCAGGCGGCGTGCCATAGGTCGTCTCGAACGCAAGCGCCATCTGCGCCCGCGCCCCTTGGGCTCGTGCCATGGTTGATATCCTTGATGTTGGTCAAGTCAGGCGAGCGGGTCGCTCGTGGTGTAGTGCAGCACGACCGGGATGACGGCCGCCTTCAGCATTGCGGCACCCTCGACCGGCAGATCGACCGGACGCGGAGCCTCGGCCTCGATCCAGTCGCAGAGCCCACCCAGGGTGCGGTCGGCGGCGAGCGCCGCGCCGATACTGGCGGTCAGCATGTCGAAAGCGGTATCGCGGTCGGCGCCTTGCACGACCGCCTCGATCTCGGCGCGGTGCTGGTAGTGGTAAGCCAGCGGGGACAGGGTCACCTCGGGATCACCGGGTTCACCGTCGCGTAGGATCAGCAGGCCTTCCTCAGGCACACGCTCGGGCAGGACCTCGCCCCGCAAAGCCTTGGCGGGCAGCGCCGAGAGCCGCGCGTGCAGCGCGGTGAGGATGGTTTCACGAGCGGTGGGCATACACTTACCCTAACGTGAGACCGGTCCGCAGAGCGGTAATCAGCATGATGGTCATCATCGTCATTCTGCTAACTGTGGTGACCTTAACCGCGATGATGATCCTGATGGTCATCCTGATGGCGTCTATTGACGTGTACGGCGTTTCACCGTACATAATTTGTCGAAGGAGATCGAAGATGTTTGCCTGTGAGAATGTGCGCCCGACCCCGGGCAAGATGGAAGCGCGCAAGGAATTGCGCATGCACCGCGTAGATGAAGAGCGCATCAAGGCCGCGGCCGCCGCAACCGGCCTGCAGGAAGCAGACTTCATTCGTCAGGCGGCTCTTCTGCGTGCGCAGGAGGTCGAACAACGTGTGTCCCTCTCTGTCTTGCCCGTTGAGGCATTCGATGCATTCATGGCAGCCGTCGAGGCACCTGGTCAGGTCGTGCCGGGGTTGGCTCGTGCCGCGGAAGCGTCGAAGGGTCTGCTGAAGGATGCCGACTGAGACCGCGGCGGACTTACCCGCTCTGACGATCGCGAAATTTGACAAGGCGCTGCATGACCGCAGCGCCTTCTCTTGTGGATTTGGCCCCATCGACAACTTCCTAAAGTCGTCACTATCGGACCAGATCAAGACCGGAATGGTCGCTGCATGGGTTGCCACAGCAGGCGACGATCCCGCCGTGCTTGGCTTTTACACTCTTGGCGCAATGGCTGTCCGAGCAGATCTGGGACCCAAGAAATGGCAACGCGCTGGTGTACCCGACATTCCGGTCATCTACATTCGCGCGGTTGCCGTGCGCGATGACATGCAAGGCAAGGGGCTTGGAGCCGCCCTCGTCGTAGACGCCATGCGTCGCTGCCTCGGCATCGCCGATCAGATGGGTGCTGCGGCCATCGTCCTCGATGTACTCAGGGACGATCACTTCGACCGTCGCTGGAAATTCTACGAAGAGCTCGGCTTCCGGTCGCTAGGCGACCCCGAGAACCCGCAGCGCGTCTTCATCCCGATGGCGAACGTCAGGGCAACGTTGAGATGAATGGCTGCGTGGTCTCATCACCGCCCCTTCACCCAGTTCGCAACGATCGCCGCGGGGACCAAGCCCTGCACGCGCTCAGCCTCCCGCGCCAGATCCAGCCGCTTCGCCAGCTTCACCTGCGGTACGAGCAGGAAGATCGGCACGGTCGAACGCCCGCGACCGGTCTTTGATCGGGACGCCACACCCAGCCCCCGGCTGTTCAGCCGCCCATCCGCCACGAGCAAGCTCGGCCCACGACGCCGATAGACAAACCGCAGCCGCAGCCCGCGCCGCTGCTCCCATTCCCCCGGCGTAATGCGTCCACCCCGGAACCCTCGCCCTGCCGCTGCGGTCGGGATGGCGAGGTAAAACCCGTCCTTCGACCGGATCAGCGGCCCCGTGTCATGGGCTCCAACGATTGTAGGCGCCTTCGACCAGACGAACGCGGCCGCATTCAGGCTCTCGCCCGCCTTGGGATAGGTCGCGCTGCGGATCGTGTTGGCGAGCCGTTGTCCTAAACCAGCGCTGGTGATCTCGTTGCGCCAGGCGTTTTTCAGCTCGGTGCTCGCCTCGCGCATCGCCGCGGAGACGGCCTTTTCGCCGGCGAGGACCTCGGCGCGCATGATGGCCTGGATATCGGGGCTGATTTCGAGGGTGAGTTTCATGGAATCACACGGGCCTCAGATCGACGGTCCAGATCAGCCGCTCGCGGTCGCGGGTGGGCTCGCCCTGGATCAGGAACGGCTCGCCATCAATCTCGATCCGATCACCGGGCCTTGGGTTCGGGACCTCGGCGACCCGCAGATCGAGCCGGGTCGTCTCTGACCAGAGCCGCGCCTCGCCGAACCCGGTGATGTCGTCCGGGCGGCGCAGGACAACACGCACGAGCTGCGGCGCGCCGCCCTGCGCGATGTAAAGCGCCTCGCGACCCATGTTCGGGTCCCCGAACAAGGTGTCTATCGCATCCTCAAAAACGGACATGGTGAACGCACCCGATCAGTTCGAGCTGAACAGGCGCACGGCCAGCCGGGGCCGCTTGTTCACCGGCAGGATCGAGGCCTCGGTCATCAGATCAATCCAGCGGCCCTTGGTGTCCATCTGTTGGCGGGCATAGAGCGGCAGGCCCACCGTGTTGGCGGTTTCCAGAAGGTTGGCCGGGCCACCATAGGTGGTGAAGGTGTCAAACGTCCCCAAGGGGAAGGCGATGCCTTCGCCGGCAGGGATCAGGCGTTCCGAACTGCCGTCTGACAAGGTCACGGACCCATTGTATTCTTCGAACATCACCCCGGCGAAGGGGAACGCGCGCCGCATGTCGTCGCGCAGGGGCTGACCTCCGGTGGCGGAATAGAACTTGTAGGCGTCCTCGGTCTTCGGGTGGCTGATCAGCTTGTCGAAGAACTCCGAGCTGACCAGCGCATGGGCCGTGGTCATGGTCTCGCCAAGGAGGTTGTCCTCGATATGGCGCAGGACAGTGCGGACCTTGCCCTGGATATTCGTGCCGGCGGTGCCGAAGACAAAGTCGACGGAGAGCTGCTGCAGCCCGAACTCGTCAAAGTAGTTGTAGAGGGTGGTTCCCGCCCCGTCCTTCACGATGCCGCGGAGCGCGTTCATCTCCATGTATTCGCGCGTCTGGGCATGCTGGCGTCGCATCAGGGTCAGCT